TTTAATATATATATGAAAATAGGGTTTTTTGGCTACTTTTTTGTCCACCCCCTAGTTTGGCGCCGTTTGATGATGTTTGATGATGTTTATCGATCGGATTTTCACATTAGTCACATCTGTAACAAAACCCCGCCCATTCCAAGAATACCCCTCTACAATACGTGTGACACCCCTTGTCGCAAACTACGCATATAATGATAAGAAGGATAGAAACAAGCCTATCCCTTCTTATAGGCTTACCCAGAGGAGCACACCATGCGTGAGTCACAATTCCAAGCACAGCTCATTAAGAAGCTGAACAAGATGCTGCCCGGGATCATCATTCTGAAAAATGACCCCAACTACATTCAAGGAATACCCGATCTGATTCTTCTCTACAAGAATCGTTGGGCAGCCCTTGAGGTGAAGCGAGGCGCCATTGCCTCAGTCCGTCCGAATCAGGCACACTATGTTCGGACAATGCATGCGATGTCGTATGCTGCATTCATCTACCCTGAGAACGAGAGCGAGATCCTCAGTGAAGTTCAACAATCACTCACAGCTTAGTGGGGCCCACGCATTCCTTTCCGCCAGTAAGTATCACTGGCTCAACTACTCTCCCGACAAACTGATCGAGACCTTCCGAACCGCCCAGGCTGCCGCAAAGGGTACCCGTCTTCACGAGCTCGCCGCCGAGCACATTCGACTGAAGATGCGCATGCCTCGAAACAAGGTGACATTCAACAACTATGTTAACGATGCTATTGGGTTTCGGATGGAGCCGGAGCAAGTCCTGTTTTACTCGGTCAACTGCTTTGGCACTGCTGACGCTATCTCCTTTGACAAGGGCCTGCTTCGCATCCACGATCTGAAGACCGGCGTTCACCCGGCTAAGGTTGATCAACTCATGATCTACGCCGCGCTCTTCTGCCTCGAGTATGATGAGCGTCCTGGAGCCATTAACTATGAGCTCCGTATCTACCAGAATGATGATATTCAGGTAGCAAACCCTGAGGGCGAGGACATTGCCCGAATCATGGACACCATCATCCAGTTTGATAAGCTGATCGAGAAGATCAAGGAAGAGGAGGCCTAATGGATCTCGCCCACTATGGTGTTAAGCGCCGTTCCGGGCGCTATCCTTGGGGTTCTGGTCAGGACCCGCACCAGCACTCTGGTGACCTGCTTTCCACCATCAAGGACCTCAAGGCGAAGGGTCTTTCCGAGACTGAGATCGCCAAGGGCCTTGGAATGACCACCACTCAGCTTCGAGCCCAGAAGTCCATTGCTAAGAACGAGAAGCGTAAGGCTGACGTTGCAATGGTGGCCCGGCTCAAGGAGAAGGGTATGTCTAACACGGCCATTGGTCGCCGTATGGGCATCAACGAGTCCTCCGTTCGAGCGCTTTTAGACCCCACCCTCAAAGAAAGGGCGGGGAGTACTGAAGCTCTGGCCAAGGAACTCAAGAAGCAGGTCGGTAAGGACGGTCTACTTGACGTCGGACTCGGCGTTGAGGTCAACATGGGTGTTACAAGCACCAAGATGAAGACCGCAACCGCCATGCTCGAGGCTGAGGGCTATCATGTCCACAAGGTGAAGGTCCAGCAGCAGACGACTGGTAAGTTCACCGAAATGAAGGTCCTGGTGCCTCCGGGCATGGACTACAAGACGGTTCTGGCCAAGCGGGGCGAAATTAAGGCCCCCGGGGTCAACATTGAGGACCAGGGTCATACGGTATACGGTATCGAGAAGCCCACTGCAGTTTCCAGCAAGCGACTGAAGGTTCGCTATGGAAATGAGGGTGGTACCGATATGGACGGTGTAATTGAGGTTCGACGCGGAGTCAAAGACCTCTCCCTCGGTTCTTCCAACTACGCTCAGGTTCGAATCAGTGTTGACGGCACGCACTACCTCAAGGGTATGGCGATGTACTCGGATGACATCCCCAAGGGATATGATCTCCGGTTCAACACGAACAAGAACCCCACCGGAAACAAACTGGACGCCCTCAAGAAGCAGACAGGCGACCCGGCGAACCCATTCGGTTCAGTAATCCGCAAGCAGCTTCACTACACCGATTCGAATGGTCGGAAGAAGCTCTCTGCGATGAACATCGTTAACGACGAAGGGACATGGGGCGACTGGTCTAAGACTTTGAGCTCCCAGTTCCTTTCGAAGCAGCCTGTCTCTCTCGCTAAGCAACAGCTTCAGAAGGTACGAGACAAGCGCCGTGCAGAGTTCGAAGAGATTATGGCTCTTACGAACCCCTCGGTCAAGAAGAAGCTGCTTCAGTCGTTTGCCGACTCTGTTGACTCCGATGCCGTCGATCTTAAGGCGGCAGCTCTACCTCGGCAGGCCAGTCAGGTAATCCTTCCAGTCCCCAAGATGAAGACCACGGAGGTTTACGCCCCCAACTTCAAACATGGAGAGAAGGTTGTTCTTGTTCGCCACCCTCACGGTGGACGATTCGAGATTCCTGAGCTGACAGTCAACAACAAAAACCCCCATGCCAGAAAAGCAATAGGGACCAAGGTTAAGGATGCAATCGGAATCCACCCCAAGGTGGCCGAACGTCTGTCTGGTGCAGACTTCGATGGAGACTCAGTTCTCTGTATTCCGAACAACAGCGGAAAGGTGAAGACCTCTCCTGCTCTGAAGGGCCTGAAGGATTTCGATCCCAAGGTTATGTATCCTGCCTACCCCGGAATGACACCCATGACTTCTAAGCAGAAGCAGATGAAGATGGGTGAGGTCTCAAACCTGATCACTGATATGACAATCGGTGGTGCAAACCAGGCTGAGATTGCCCGGGCCGTTAGGCACTCCATGGTTGTGATTGATGCTGAGAAGCACAAGCTCAACTACAAGCAGTCCGAGATTGATAACGGTATCGCCGCCCTCAAGAAGAAGTACCAGGGTAAGGCAAATGCTGGGGCTTCTACTCTCATCAGCCGTGCCTCATCTGAGAAACGGATCCCTGAGAGAAAAGCCCGGTCCGCTTCAAAGGGTGGGCCTATTGACAAGAAGACTGGACGCAAGGTCTATGAAGAGACTGGGGCTACTTATGTAGACAAGCATGGTAAGACCGTGCTTCGTACTGAGAAGTCTACTAAGTTGGCAGAGACCCATGACGCATACTCCCTCGTTTCTAAGAACGGGAGTGCTATCGAAACGGTCTATGCCAATCACTCTAACGAACTAAAGGCTATGGCTAACGAAGCTCGTAAGGCTACGCTTGCTATCCCCTCTGTTCGAAAGAACCCCCAGGCAGCAAAGACCTATGCCCCTGAAGTTAAGTCCCTCAAGGCCAAAGTAAACGAGGCCCTCCGGAATAAACCCCGAGAACGCCAGGCACAGGTCCTGGCCGACGCGGTAATCAGGGCAAAGAAGCAAGCTGATCCAACTCTTGCCAATGATAAAGAGCGTCTCCAGAAAGCCCGGCGCCAGGCTTTAGCCGAGGCCCGTCAAAGAACGGGGGCTGGTAAGAAGCCTTTCGCTATCACTCCTCGAGAGTGGCAGGCTATCCAGGAAGGTGCTGTATCACAGGCTGCACTGAACAAGGTTCTTGAACTTGCTGATGAATCAGTAGTGAGGGAACTGGCTACACCTAGGTCCCAGCCTAAGGTATCGTCCAGCATGGTGACCAGAGCCAAGGCTATGAGTAGTAGAGGTAAGACTGCTGCTGAGATTGCTGAAGCTTTGGGAATCTCTACAACATCTGTTCACCGTGCTCTAGAGGAGGGCTGACCATACCATGGTACACACCCTCTCACAGGGCCTCTCTGAGGAGGTCTATCATGGCTAGGATGCTGTCTACTACCGACAATCCTTACGATCCAAGAACTTCATGGGACGAATGGTTTGCTTTTGACACTGCCCACGGCTACGGTACCTGTGGCCTCCTGGCCAGGCTGTGCACATCAAGCGATTCGTTAAGTGAAGAACTTGAAATCGAAGAAATTGAAAATGCAATTGATCGAATTCTCAATCTTGATGGAACAAATTTCTATCAAACTTTTGAGATCGATGATTGAAAAATAAAATTTCTTCGTCGACCCGGGGGAGGGGGGTCTCGCATTTAGGCCCCCCACCCTCATCGCCGCCCCCTCCATATTTTCCCCGGAGGGATATTTGGAAAGCCAATTGGGGACTAGGTTCTAGGGCCCACAGGAAGTTTCTCGTGTGCTCCTTTCTTCCTGCTGGTCTCGCTCACAACGGGCCCTAGAATCTAGCCCTCAATTGGCCCCAAACGCCCTCTATCTAAGGAGCAACTATGGGTAAAAGGGCCGCAACACCCTCTAAACCCGCTCGAACTGTGGAACAACGAGAGGCGCAGATGATCAATCTCGCGCTTGAGCTCGCTGAGAAGCAGCTTCGAGAGGGTACAGCACCGGCAACCACGGTGAATCACTACCTCAAGCTCGCCTCCACAAGAGAACAGCTGGAGGTAGAGAAGCTGAGGAACGAAACAGCACTCCTCGAGGCGAAGAAGACGGCGCTCGTCAGTGCCGAGCAAGCCGAGAAGATTGCCAAAGAAGCCATCGAAGCCTTCCGTACATACTCTGGAGCGGGAGATGTTACGAACGTATACTGAACTGGCGCGCCTCGAGACCTTTGAGGAGCGGTTTGACTACCTGGCTCTCACCGGGCAAGTCGGTACAGCCACGTTTGGCTTCGATCGTTACCTGAACCAACGATTCTACACTTCAACGGAGTGGAAGAAGGTCAGGAACTTTGTTCTGGCTCGAGATGAAGCCTGTGACCTCGGGATCGAGGGACTTGACATCAGATACATGCCGCTAATCCACCACATGAATCCGATTCAACCCAAAGATCTCGAGGAATTCAATCCGGACATCCTCGAGCCAGAGTTTCTCATCACGACTACCAAGAATACCCACAACGCGATACACTTCGGAGACCGATCGAGGTTGACACCACGAGTTGTTGAGCGTCGACCGAATGATCAAGCTCCCTGGAGGATCTAATGGGAACGATTCTTGAAGATACCAAGAAGGCAATCGGCATTATGCCGGGTTATGATGTCTTCGATGACCAGATCCTCATGCACATCAACACTGCACGGATGGATCTCGCACAATTGGGGCCAAAATGCGATGTCCCGATTGAGAAAGATACGGCCTGGACCGTCTTCGACCAGATCGACGACGAGGCTGCAATCAAGTCTTACATCGCCATGAAGGTTAAGCTGTTCTTCGACCCACCGGGGAACTCCTTCTTGGTATCGGCATACCAGAAGCTGATCGAGGAGGCAGCATGGCGACTAATCTATCAGACCGAGGGGAAGCAGAGGTAGAAGACCTCGTCCACCACGGAGTAAAGGGCCAGAAATGGGGTGTAATCCGCAAGAAGGCTAGCGCTGGTCGGAAGGCCACCATCAAGGCTATCCAGAAGAGCGGGCGATTCACCGCCAACGCCACCAAGACAACCATCAAGACTGCTCGAACTGGGGCAGCTAAGGTTCAGAAGGCTAAGCAGGCTCACGATGCCAGAGTTGCCGGAAAGAAGCAGGCAAAGGCCGACGCAAAGGCCAGAAAGAAGTTCGCAAATCGCGGATACAAGAAGATCAGCGACTCCGAGCTTCAGTCCCGAATTAAGCGGCTGGAGCAAGAGAAACGCTATCGGGAGCTCAAGGCCGATCGCCACCTGGTTCGAGGTCGTGAGGTCACTCGGTCGATCCTCGAGAACTCTCTGACTAAAGCTGGAACGTACGCCGCAACCAAGGCTATGAAGACGGCTTTCGATAAGTCGTTCGATCCCGGTAAGACCGGAAAGTCAGCCGGAGAGACGCTCAAGAAAGCGGCAGAAAAGGCTAAGGAAGCAGCAGAAGCTGCGTCAGTTGTCGCCGAAGAGGCGCATAAGACATATAGCTCTACTGGTGGCCTCGATCGTAAGAAGCTACCTAAGGCGTCTACGCCAAAGCAGATCGAGAAGCCGAAGTCGTATAAGCAGACCAAGCCTTCTCCCAAGAAGAAGCGCTACCCGCGCAACCCTGGGAGCACAGCTAAGTAATGCTCTCGAACACCGCAGTACCAAAATACTACGGGCAGTTTCGAGATGCAGTCATACGAGGCGAGATTCCGGTATGCGAAGAGATCTCCTGCGAGATGAATCGCATCGATGCTCTGGTCGCCAATCCGGAATACTACTACGATGACAAGGCTGTAGAGGGCTTTATCGCTTACTGCGAGAACGAGCTCACGCTGTCCGACGGAGCCGACCTCCATCTTCTTGACAGCTTCAAGCTCTGGGCCGAACAGCTCCTTGGCTGGTACTACTTCGAGGATCGTCAGGTCTTCGTCCCATATGAGGACGGAGTCGGCGGTCGATACGAGACCAAAACAGTAAAGAAGCGCCTTACAATCAAGCAGTATCTGATCGTTGCTCGTGGAGCAGCGAAGTCGATGTATATGTCTCTCATCCAGAACTATTTCATGGTGATTGACACTACAACGACGCATCAGATCGCTACGGCTCCGACCATGAAGCAGGCTGAAGAGGTGATGGGTCCATTCAGGACCGCAATCACACGAGCCCGAGGTCCGCTGTATAAGTTCCTGACTGAGGGATCCATTCAAAATACAACTGGTGCGAGGGCTAACCGCCAGAAACTGGTTGCTACGAAGAAGGGTGTGGAGAACTTCCTCACCGGATCCCTCCTCGAGGTCCGCCCCATGTCCATTGATAAGCTACAGGGTCTCCGACCCAAGGTTTGCACGGTGGACGAGTGGCTTTCCGGAGACATCCGTGAGGACGTCGTCGGTGCACTTGAACAGGGCGCCTCAAAGATCGATGATCCGGTCATTCTGGCTGTCTCATCTGAGGGAACCATCCGCAATGCGGTAGGCGACACCATGAAGATGGAGTTGCTCAAAATCCTGAAGGGCGAATATATCGCCCCTCACATCTCAATTTTCTACTATCGCCTTGATGACATCAAGGAGGTAGCAGATCCTGCTATGTGGGTAAAAGCCCAGCCGAACATCGGCATCACTGTCTCTTATGATCGGTACCAGCAGGACGTCGAGCGTATGGAACAAGCCCCTGCTGCTCGAAACGACATCCTCGCTAAGAGGTTCGGGATCCCCATGGAGGGATACACGTACTTCTTCACCTACGAGGAGACAATCCCGCACAGGAAGAACACCTTCTGGAATATGCAGTGCGCTATGGGCGCCGACTTGTCCCAGGGTGATGACTTCTGTGCATTCACCTTCCTGTTCCCACTCCGGAATCAGGCTTTCGGCGTAAAGACGCTGGCATACATCTCTGAGCTGACGCTCATGAAGTTACCGGGCGCTCTACGCCAAAAGTATGACGAGTTCATCCAAGAAGGAAGCCTCCGAGTCATGGAGGGGACCGTTCTGGATATGATGGAGGTCTATGAAGATTTAGACCAGTACATCGACGAACAGAAGTACGACGTCTCGGCGTTTGGGTTCGACCCGTACAACGCCAAGGAGTTCGTAACCAGGTGGGAGCAGGAGAACGGACCGTATGGTATTGAGAAGGTCATTCAGGGAGCCAGGACAGAATCGGTCCCCCTTGGGGAACTGAAGAAGCTGGCCGCTGAGCGACTCCTCATCTTCGACCAGGAACTCATGTCTTTTACCATGGGTAACTGTGTCACGCTTGAGGATACCAACGGAAACCGGAAGCTGCTGAAGAAGCGCTCGGAAGAGAAGATTGACTCAGTAGCCGCTCTGATGGATGCCTTCGTGGCATACAAGATCAACAAGGAGGCATTCGAATGAGCAAGGAGGTGAAATGGGTCTTAGTGATCGATTGAGCCACGCCTGGAATGCATTTACCAGATCGCCGGACAAGAAGAACTTCACTCCCGAATACGGAGCATCATTCTTCGGAAATCCGAGCGTGAACTACCGCCCAGTCGTCGGAGATCAGACGATCGTCACCAGCATCTACAACCAGATTGCTATCGACGTGGCGAATGTCCCCATCCGACATGTTCGGACAGACGACAATGGTAATCTCAAGAGCTACATTAACAGTGATCTTGATGACTGTATGTCGCTCAGTGCCAACATCGACCAGACAGGACGAGGGTTCTTCCAGGATCTTGTCCTTACTCTGTTCGAGGAAGGCGCAGTAGCGATTGTTCCTGTCGACACGAACGTCAACCCCGACATGACTCAGGGCTACGACGTCCGTTCGATGCGAGTCGGTAGCATCATCCATTGGTACCCTCGGCACGTTCGAGTCGAAGTCTACAACGACCAGACTGGACAGCGAGAACAGCTGACTCTTGAGAAAGAGTTCGTAGCGATCGTCAACAATCCGCTTTACAGCGTGATGAACGCTCCGAGCTCTACGCTGCAGCGACTCACACAGAAGCTGCATCTGCTCGATGCGATTGATAGACAGTCTGGATCCGGTAAGCTGGACATTATTATTCAGCTTCCATACGTGGTCAAGACTGAGCTCAAGAAGCAGCAGGCAGAAGCCAGGCGAAAGGCGATTGAGGAACAGCTCGCCGGTTCACAGTATGGTATCGCGTACACCGATGGTGCAGAGCGAATAACCCAGCTGAACCGACCGTCCGAGAACAACCTCATGAGTCAGATCCAGTGGCTCACTACGCAACTGTACAACCAGCTCGGAATGACCGAGGATGTCTTCACCGGCAAGGCCGATGCTCGACAGATGCTGAACTACCAGAACCGAACGGTTCGTCCAGTTCTGAAGGCGATCACGGATGCCATCACCAGGACTTTCCTCACCAAGACTGCCCGAACGCAGAAGCAGCGGGTAATGGCAATCGAGGATCCTTTCCTCAACGTCCCGCTCGAGGAGATGTCCAAGCTGGTCGACTCCGTCAAGCGTAATGAGATTGGTACCGCCAATGAGCTTCGCCCGAAGTTCGGCTGGGCCCAGTCCGATGACGAGACGGCAGACCAGTTGGTGAACTCCAACATCAATCCGATGGGTGAGGAGATGCCACCCGGCGAAGAGCCGGTTGACGAAACCCCAGCCGCGGATGTACCAATTTCCGAACTGATGGAGAGTAGTCAAAATGGCAGTTAAGTGCGATTTCTCTGGCTACGCCACGAAGAACGATGTTCGGTGCTCGGATAACAAGGTAATCCGGCACGGGGCTTTCGCGGCGTACGACGGGAAGACTGTTCCTCTCGTTTGGCAGCACAAGCACGGCGACGTCGAGAACGTCCTGGGGCATGCCGATCTTGAGGTTCGAGATGATGGGGTTTACGCCTACGCCCATCTGAACAACACCGATCGTGGCCGGACCGCTCGCGAGATGGTCAAGAACGGCGACATCAAGGCGATGAGTATCTATGCCACCCATGTTCGGGCTCGGGGCAACGACGTTGTCCACGGCGAGCTCGTCGAGGTGAGCCTGGTGCTCCGCGGCGCCAACCCGGGTGCCCTCATCGACCAGGTCTCCATCGAGCATGGCGACAACGGCGATGAGATCGAGGCTGTCATCTACACGGATGAGCAGCTGGACTTCGTTTCTCACGGCGATGACTTTGAGGACGAGGATGAGGATGAGGACTTCGAGGCGGAGGAGACGGACGACGTCGAGCACGCTGAGGAGGAGCCTGAGGCCGATGAGGCTGAGGGCGACGAGGACGACCCCACGCTCGGGGAGATCTTCGATGGAATGACCGAGGAGCAGAAGACGGCGGTCTATGCCATCGTCGGGCAGCTCGTCGATTCCGTAGATGAAGAGGCGGAGGACACCGCCCATTCCGACACAACTGAGGATACTATGGCTCACAAGAACGTGTTTGAGGGCTCCGCTACCACCGAGGAGCTCCCCGTCCTGACTCACGCCCAGGTCGAGACCATCTTCGAGGACGCTCGCTCCAGCGGCTCCCTGAAGCAGGCCATTCTGGCCCACGCCGACGCTTACGGCATCAAGCAGATCGAGACCCTCTTCCCGGAGGCCAAGGATCTGTGGAACCAGCCGGAGTTCATCAAGCGCAAGACCGATTGGGTCAACTCCGTCGTCGGCGCTGCCAAGCACTCGCCCTTCTCCCGTATTCGTACCCGCTTCGCCGACATCACTGCCGACGAGGCCCGTGCCCGGGGTTACATTAAGGGCAATAAGAAGGAAGACGAGGTCTTCACGCTTCTGCAGCGTGTCACCTCGCCGACCACCATCTATAAGAAGCAGAGGTTGGATAGGGATGACATCCTGGACATCACTGACTTTGATGTCGTCTCCTACATCCGCGGCGAGATGAAGATCATGCTCGAGGAGGAGCTCGGTCGAGCCGTCCTCATCGGTGATGGTCGTCAGGCCGCCTCCAAGGATAAGATCAAGGAGGACTGCATCCGCCCGATCTACAAGGAGGACAGCCTCTACGCTCCTCGTGTCGTCCTGGCCAAGGAGACCACCACCGAGGACGTCCTGGACTCCATTGTCCGCGCTATGGACGACTACGACGGCGCTGGTAACCCGACCTGGTTCGCCGAGCCCCACATGGTCACCGAGATCCTGCTGCTCAAGGACAAGATGGGTCACCGTCTGTTCCGAAGCGTCTCAGAGCTGGCCGACTACGTCGGCGTCTCGAAGATCGTCAAGGTCCCGCTCATGAAGGGCCTTCAGCGCTCCTCTACCAAGAACGGTACCGTCGACGCCCTTGGTATCATCGTCAATATGTCCGATTACACCATTGGTGCGGACAAGGGTGGTCAGCTCTTCGCGGCTGAGGACTTCGACATTAGCTTCAACCAGTACCACTACCTCTTGGAAACTCGCCTCTCCGGTGCGCTGACTCACCCGAAGTCGGCCATCATCGTTGAGCGGAAGACTGAGGCTGGTAACGTCGTCGCGGAGCCGTGATAGATGGCCAAATTCTTCGGTGAGATAGGATTTGCTACACAGGTCCAGACCGAGCCGGGAATTTGGGAAGACAAAATTGTCGAGAAGCAGTACTATGGCGATGTGTTTCGTGAAGCACGCCGCTTTGGTAGCAGCGACGAGATTCTGGGGAGTATCAACCTCAGCAACCAGATCAGCATTATCGCTGATGGGTTCTTAACAGATAACATCCAGAATCTCAAGTACATACGCTGGATGGGGGGACTTTGGAAAATCTCCTATGCGGAGCTGAAGTTCCCCCGTCTGGTTCTCGAGTTAACGGGGGTATATAATGGACCGACGCCTAGCTCTCCATGAGAAGCTGGTAGAGATCCTCGGGTCAGACAAGGTCTATTACCAACCGCTCCCGTCGTTGAAGCTCTCGTATCCGTGCATCGTATACGAGCGGCATCCGGGTGATCCGATGTACGCGGACAACCTCAAGTATATCAAAGCAAACCGGTTCCAGGTTACTCTGATCGCCCGGCATCCCGAGGACCCGACACGAACGAAGATCGAGGACCTTTTGTTCAGCCGCCATGAGTCTCGACTCGTAGCGGACAACCTCTATCACGACATCTTCGACGTCTACTATTAGGAGATAACATGGCTGCACTTGTCTGGGACAAGACTGGTGAGCGCCGTATTGAGACTGGTGTCGACCACTGCGCACTGTATGTGTACGACCCGGCTCAGAAGACCTACGGCAAGGGCGTGGCTTGGAATGGTATCACCGCCATCTCCGAGAAGCCCGAGGGCGCTGAGGCTACCGACCTTTACGCCGACAACATTCTGTACCTCTCGATGCTCTCGGCTGAGAAGCTGAAGGCCACCATTGAGGCCTACACCTACCCCGACGAGTTCGAGCAGTGCGACGGTTCCGCCACGCTGGCGAAGGGTATCAAGATCGGTCAGCAGGACCGACTTGCCTTCGGTCTCGTCTACCGCACCAAGATCGGTGACGACGTGGCTGGTCAGGACAAGGGCTACAAGCTCCACATCCTGTACGGCTGCAAGGCTTCTCCTTCCGAGAAGGGCTACAAGACCGTCAACGACTCTCCCGAGGCGATCTCCTTCTCTTGGGAGCTGTCCACCACGCCGGTCAACGTGTCTGGCGCCAAGCCCACCTCGCTGCTGACCATCTCGTCTCTGGACGTCGACGCCAGTAAGCTGAAGACCCTCGAGGCCAAGCTGTTCGGTTCCGACGCTCAGGGTGGAGGCGGGGCTCTCGAGCCCAAGTTCCTCCTGCCTGACGAGATCAAGGCTCACTTCGCAGGCTGATATACCACACCGGGGGCTCAGAGACCTAGACTCCTGGGCCCTCGGTGCCTGCAATGCTTATAGTTTCTATCCCGGATCTCGACGGGTTCGACGAGGAGACAGGCACCTTTGTCTCCATGCCTGGCGGAATCCTGCACCTGGAGCACAACCTGGTCGCGCTGTCAAAATGGGAGGCAATTACCCATAAGCACCTCATTGGTAACGACAAAGTAACCCCTGAGGAGATGGCCCTCTACATCAAGTGTATGATCACTGATGAAGAATATGACCCGTCGCTCCTGGATAGGATCCCTCCATCTGAGGTTGATCGAATTAGCGCCTACATGGGCGACACGATGACCGCAACCACCATCCGTGAGACGGGTGGGGAATCTGGATCTGGTGAGTATACCTCATCCGAGCTAATCTATTACTGGATGATTGCTTGCCAGATCCCATTCGAGTGTGAGACATGGCACATCAACCGACTACTCACACTCATTCGGGTATGTAACCAAAAGAACCAGCCCGATAAGAAGATGTCCCAGTCCGAGATTATGGAACGGAACCGGGAACTCAACAGAGCTAGGCGAGCGAAGCTTGGCTCGAAGGGATAACAATGATCAGTCACGAAGACATTCCCGAGGAGGCGCTTGCTCCGCAGGCCCACATCGGAACTGATCCCATGGAGGACAAGGAGATTCACGTCTCCCAGACTACTGAGGTGATGAAGTGAGCGTCGCAGACAACGTACTCGCTCGCGCCGCAGCGAGGATTGGTTACTATGCACCAGACGACCCTCAGCCCGGATCCGAAGCTGGCCGATACTGGGCAGCTCGAACTGGTCAGCAGTGGCTTGCTGGACCGTCCGACTCTGTTTGGTGGTGCATGCTCTTCGTCAGCATGTGTCTGGACGAGTGCGGGCAGATTGACGCTATTGGAGGATTCTCCTTTAACACTGACTACACCGTCAACAAGGTCCGTCAGCACCCTGACGCTTACTTCGTATCAGTTTACGACGCCCGACCGGGCGATGTCGTCATCTACGACTGGGACGGCGGCGGCACGGACCACGTGGGCTTCGTCGAGAAGAACCTTGGCGGCGGCACGCTCCAGACGATCGAGGGCAACACCTCGTCTGGCAGCTACGGCTCTCAGTCTGCTGGGAACGGTGTTTGGCGGCGTGTCCGTAATCAGTCGATCGCTTATGTGATCCGGCCTGCGTATACTGACTCTCCGAGCAACACTGCTCCCGCTGGCCCTGCTGACATCCGCGCTCTGCAGCGTGCAGTCCGGGCTACCCCCGACAACGTCGCCGGTCCGAACACTCGGTCTCGTTGCTATGCTCTTGCCGCGGCTTCCGAGTGGGGCGGGAAGACCTTCCCCTTCGGAGTGGCCTTCACGCAGTCCGTGGTCGGTACTGAGCAGGACGGAGTCTGGGGTGACGCTTCGGAGGAGGCTCACGACGCGACCGTCGAGGCCGTTCAGGCTGCAGTCGGCGCAGATGTCGATGGCGTCTACGGCGCCGAGACTAACACCAAGGTGAACGCCCTTCTCGACAGGGCCGAACAGCCGTAGGAGGCTCAAAATGGCAGCGCCATACTGTACTTTAACGGGAACTATTCCCGAAGGAGAGAATGGTCGGGCTCTTGTCCGAATCGTTCCTGACGTGAAGGGGGCTACGGCTACCGTTGATGGTGCCGCAGTCTCAATGCGCGAGCACATGGTTCGGACAGACCAGGCTGGCGCTGTCAACATCGAGGTGCTGGCTCCGGGCGCGGGAGTAACCCCCTCTGGCGCCTGGACCCACACCATCTACATCGATTCCCCCAAGTTCGACATCGTCAAGCACGTTGCTCTGACTCAGGGTGGAACTATTGACATCATGTCTGCTGACCCCACATCCGAGATCTCCCCGCTTCCGTTCGGCGGTGGAGGTGGCGGAGGGGCTGGTTCGCCTGGCCCAATCGGCCCTCGAGGACCCAAGGGTGATGCTGGCCCTGCTGGACCTCCCGGACCTAAGGGTGATGCTGGCGAACGCGGACCAGAAGGCCCTAGGGGTCTTCAGGGTCCTCCTGGTCCCGCTGGTGGCGGAGCTGGAGGAACCCCGGTTCCCGGACCCGAAGGACCTAGGGGTCCTGCTGGCCCTCCTGGACCAAAGGGGGAGCAGGGCATTCAGGGTCCTCCTGGGCCTAAGGGGGATAATGGTCTTCCTGGTCCCGCTGGAGCGAACGGGCAACCCGGACCCAAGGGTGATAATGGTGAAGTTGGACCCGCTGGCCCTCCTGGACCGCAGGGTCCTCCCGGACCTGCTGGAGAGCGTGGCCCGGCCGGTCAGGATGCAGTCACCCCTCAGCTTGACAAGTATCTCACCAAGGACGAGGCAGCCAAGACCTACGGCGAGAAGGCTGATGTTGAAGACGCACTCCGACAGACCAATCCATTCAAGAACGGTGCGCGGTACTACTCTCCGGTAACCTACTACTGGCCTGACTACTACCAGGATGGAAAGCCTGGGCAGTTCTCCAAGTGGGCTCAGACTCTGAAGTTCCGGGACAACCTCGGATACGTCATCCTTAACCGCAACAGCGGCGACTGGGAGGCGCAGGAGGTAGACTTCCAGAAGCAGGGGGAGCTCGCTCTCGGCGCAGGGGCCAAGAGGGTTCTGTTCTACATCAAGACCCAGTACGGAGCAGCGATCAATCCGGATGCTGAGGAGAACCGAGGAATTCCAAATGCTGCTAAGTTCACCAAGGAGTACATCCTTGAGCAGCTGAAGCGAGCCAAGCAGTGGTATGGCGACCTGGTTCAGGGCGTATTCCTCGACGAGGTCATCAACGGCTGGGATGCTCGTAAGGATCGGATTCCGTGGTATAAGGATCTTATTGACACGATCCGCCGCGAGAACGGACTGGACTTCGTGATCGCCATTAATACCGGATCCAACATCTCGCAGGAAGTGTGCAACCTCGACTTCGACGTCTGTATGATGTTCGAGGGGACGGCGACCAAGTTCCTACAGGAGGATCCGACTTCGCCGATTCTTCCGGACCACATGAAGGCTTATCCATCCACTCGATGGTGGGCTGTAGTGCACTCTGTCACCTCCGAGAACTATCAGAAGGTCTTCGACAAGGCGGACAACCTCGCGATCAGCCACCTATACGTCACCGACGGCTTCCTTGTTGAGGATCCTCAAAATGGTGGCCAGTGGCACCCAGTCGGCAATCCTTACGAGAACCCTCCGGGCGCCGAGATCCGTGAGCTGATCATTCCGTGGCTCAAGGGGTACCTGAAGCTCAAGCTGAAGGTCGACAATCTCAAGATTCCGGAGGTCCCGAAGATGATTGTCCTCGGACCTGATGACCCTGTGCCTGCTGGGACTCCGTCCGGGACGGTGATTGTTAGGCGGGCCAAGTAATGGCTAGCGTATTCCCAGTAATTGGAGCCTGGTGGGGAGGTAATGGCGCTCGAATAGGTGACGGGCGTCTGATCCGAAAGGGATCCAGCTCCACCCCATTCGAGAGTGCTGCCTATACCGTCGGTGATCGTAAGTGGACGGTCGAGATAACGTATACGGCGGATAGAGATACCCAGCTCGCCATGAGAGCGAACTGGTTCCAGGCAGGTAAGCAGAAGACCGATAAACAGGACTTCATTA